TATAAAAAACCCTGAAGATATCCTCCAATTATTTTAGGAGGATAAAATGGCAGAAGCAGAAAAGCTCAAAGTTGAGCAAGAAAATCCAATTTCAGATAAAGAAGTGGATTTAGATACGACAGGTTTAAAAGAAGAATCTGTTGAAGTTAAGGAAGAAGCACCTAAAGAAGAACCAAAATTAAATGTTGGTGAAGTTGATTTAGGTTATACAGATCATCAATCAAAAGAATCCGAAAAAGCAAAAGTAGTTGTTGAGGAAGAAAAAGTTGATGAACAAAAAGAAAAAACAGAAACCAAAGATACAAAAAAATCTACAGAAGAAGATAAAGAACAAAAGAGACAAGATAATTTAAAAAAGAAAAGAGAAAATTATCAAAGTCGTATTGATTCTTTAGTTGGTAGATATCGAGAATCTCAAAGAAGAGAGAGAGCTGCATTAGATTATGCAAAAGGTCTTCAGAAAAAATTTGAAGCATCAGAAAAAAAATTCAATGACTCTGATGAAGCATATCTAAAAGAACTTGATGCAAGAGTAGACGCTCAAAGAGAGCAAGTAAAAAATGCATTAAAGGTAGCGATACAAAATCAGGACTCTGATAAGATCATGGAGGCCAATGATAAGCTCACTCAACTTGCTGTGCAAAAAGAGAAAGCAAGACTTGAGTTGGCTAACCGTGCTGAACAAAAGAAGATACAAGAGGAAGAAAATAAACAAAAACAAAACGTAGAAGCGAATCAATCTACAGCCGATAATACTCCTCAACCATCACAAATCAGTGATAAAGCTAAGGCTTGGGCTGAAAAAAATGAATGGTTTGGTAAGGATGAAATCATGACAGCTGCTGCAGAAAAGATACATAAGAATGTTATCATGGAAGGTATTGCAGTTGATTCAGATGAGTATTATAATGAAATAGACTCAAGACTAAAAGGGTATTTTCCAAATGCCCTTAATCAAGAGCAGAACGATAAGCCAAAAGAGCAAAGGAAACCCGTCCAAACCGTTGCCTCGGCTGGTCGTAAACAAGAAGGACGCAGAACTGTGAAACTCACGGCCTCACAGGTGGCTATAGCTAAAAAATTAAACGTGCCACTAGATGAATACGCTAAATACGTGAAGGAGGATAAATAATATGAGCGATACAATAAAAAGAACTTCACGCGGAGCTGAGGAGAGAAAAGCAAAAGATGCTTCTAAACCTTGGACTCCACCATCGAGCCTCGATGCACCTAAACCACCAAAGGGCTTTGTCCAAAGGTGGATAAGAGTCGAAAGCATGGGTTTTCAAGATACGTCAAACGTATCTAAGAAAATGAGAGAAGGTTGGGAATTTGTGAGAGCTGAAACTTTGAAAGAAGAAATAGGTAATCACGCATATCCAATCATTGCTAACGGCGATTATGCAGGTTTAATCGGTGGCCAGGGCCTAGTGTTGGCTAGGATACCGGAAGAGATTGCAAACTCGCGCGCTGAATACTTTAAACGTATAACAGCAAACCAAATGTCCGCAGTTGATAACGATCTTATGAAGGAACAACGACCGGGGATGCCTATCAATATCGATAGACAATCTCGTGTAACATTTGGTGGTGGACGAAAACAATAATTTTTTTGTTAAAGTCAACCATCTATATTTGTAAAAAAATGAGGAGAAAATAAATATGGCAAATACAGCTGAAAAATTCGGATTGAAACCAGTTCGAAAATTGGATGGTAGTCCATTTATTAATGCTCAAAACAGATATAGAATTGCGAATAACTACAACACTGCGGTTTTCCAAGGTGATTTAGTTGTTCCGTTAGCAACTGGCACAATAGCTAGACACACAGCTAACACTTCTGATCATGTTATTGGTGTATTTAATGGATGCTTCTATACAGATCCAACTACGCAGAAGCCAACTTATGCAAATTACTACCCAGGAAGCGTTGCTGCAGATGACATTACAGCATTTGTAATTGACGATCCAAGTGTAGTTTATAAGATTGATTCTGACGGTGCCTTTGCAGTAGCTGACATTTTTAAAAATTTCAGTGTAACAACAGGTGGCGGTAACACTAAAACAGGGATTTCTGAAGTACAATTAGATTACTCTGTTTCAGGTACAAACGCGTCTTTCATGCTTCAAGCGATTGATATCTCACAAGATGTCGATAACGATGATGCAGGTTCGGCTAACGTTGATGTACTTGTAAGAATAAACAACCATTTCTTCAAAAATGGTGGTACAGGCTTATAATAAAGGAGGATAATTTATGGCTATATCAAGATCACAGCTAGTTAAAGAACTAGAGCCAGGTTTGAATGCTTTATTCGGCTTGGAATACAACAGATACGATAACGAGCACGCAGAGATCTTTACATCTGAGACATCTGACAGAGCTTTTGAAGAAGAAGTAATGCTTTCAGGTTTTGGGGCAGCAGCAACAAAACAAGAAGGTGCGATGGTCACTTTTGACAACGCAAACGAAGCATACACTTCAAGATACTCACACGAGACAGTAGCTCTCGCGTTTGCTATCACTGAGGAAGCTATCGAAGATAACTTATATGATAGATTAGCGGGTAGATACACAAGAGCTTTAGCAAGATCTATGGCGCACACTAAACAAGTGAAAGCAGCTACAGTTCTTAACCAAGCTTTTGACGTTAATAATGGTGGTGACGGAGTTTCATTATGCTCTGCTGTTCACCCATTATCTAATGGTGGAACGTTTGCGAACGAACTATCTACTGCTGCGGACTTAAACGAAACATCTCTAGAGCAATCATTAATTGATATTGCTGCATTCGTAGATGAGAGAGGTCTTAAAATCGCTCTTCAAGGTAGAAAACTTATAATTCCAAAAGAATTACAATTTACTGCTGAGAGATTAATGAGATCACCTCAAAGAGTAGGAACTGCAGATAACGATATCAACGCAATTGCTAACATGGGAATGATACCTGAAGGATACAGAGTAAATCACTTCTTAACAGATACTGATGCTTTCTTTATCATGACGGACGCTCCTAATGGTCTTAAACACTTCGTAAGAAGTCCAATTAAGACAGCTATCGAAGGTGATTTCGACACTGGTAACGTAAGATTCAAAGCTAGAGAAAGATACAGCTTCGGCTTTTCTGACCCTAGAGGAGTCTTCGGATCTCCAGGCGCAGCGTAATCGATAAGATTAACAGTTAAACGAATTAGGGCGGTCTTTATGGCCGCCCTTTTTTTATGTATAATGAAATCACTATACAATTAATAAAAGAACATAGACCCGTATAGTGGACGGCCTAGAGACTATGTTCGGAAAACTAGGAGGATATAATTATGGCACAAACTACATTTTCAGGCCCAGTGCTTGAAGGAAAAGAAGGTGTAAACATTGAAACTAAAACTTCAAACTACACTGTAACAACTGGTGATTCAGGAAAAACTTTTGTAAGTTCTACTGATGGAGTTGTATTTACATTACCAGCGATCGCAGTTGGTTATGTATTTAAGTTTGCAAACAATGCACCTGACGGAGCAAACGCTCTAACGATCAGTCCTAATGCATCTGATGGAATCAATTACGCTGGTTCATCTACAGATGACAAAGACTTAATCAATACAAAAGCCACTTCAAAACAAGGGGACTTTGTTGTAATCGCATCTTTAGAGAACACAGACCATTGGCAAGTTACTCAAGTTAGAGGAACTTTTGCTAAAGAATCGTAATAGTTAATTTAGTGTGGGGCTTCGGCCCCACATATTTAAGGAGAAGACATGAGTTATAAAGCAGATATACAGGCGACTAGATTTACAGCAGCTTCTACAACAGCTGTAATAGCACCTCCAATAAGAGTGAGAGGTATTATTATAGCATCAAATGCTGGCGGAGCTGGCTCAGTAAATTTAACAACCGGTAGCAAAACAGGAACTTCTTTATTTGTTGGCGATGTACCTAATGGTGATGTAATTAATTTTACTTTTCCTGAGGATGGAATTGTTTTTCCACAAGGTGTTTTTTGTTCTACATTAACAAACGTTACATCAGTGACGTTGTTAACAGACAAATATTCAGGACCAGGCATGACAGCTAACAATTAAGGTTTAACATGGACAGTTATACTGAAGAACTGTTAAAATTAAAACGTGGAGGTGATGTTCAACCTCCACGAACTAAAAAATACTATCGCTCTACTAAAAGTGGAGCAGGTATGACAGCTGCGGGAGTTGCAAGATACAGAAAAGAAAACCCTGGATCTAAACTTAAAACTGCTGTTACAGGTAAAGTAAAACCTGGATCTAAAGCTGCGAAGAGACGTAAATCATTTTGTGCTAGAAGTGCTGGACAAATGAAAAAGTTTCCAAAAGCTGCAAAAGATCCAAACTCAAGATTAAGACAAGCAAGAAGGAGATGGAAATGCTAAAAAAAATAAAAGATAAAATAAAAAAAATTTGGGATAGTTTATTATCTAAATTTTGGCAAGATTAGTTTATGGCTCTAAAGATTAGCGAAGAAGCAAAAGTGCAAATGCCAATGAAGACAGTTGCTAGTCTAATTGCGATGGTAGCAATAGGCACATGGGCATATTTTGGTTTGCACGAAACTTTAAATTCGCACTCAACTAAATTAGAGTTGATTGAAAAAGATTTAGAGCAAAATACAGAATTTAGAATTAAGTATCCTAGAGGACAATTAGGTAAATCTTCAGGTGAGGCAGAGCTCTACATGTTAGTAGAAGATTTATATAAATCTGTAGATCGTCTCAATAAAGCCATTGAAGACGGAATGCATAACAAAGTAAACATAGAGTTTTTACAAAAACAAGTAGAAAAAGCTACTAATGATATTGAAAAATTAAAAGATAGACAAAGGGAGTTTGCAAATGGGCATAAAGAAAAAAATTAAATTATCTAAGTTTGAATGGATTAAAAAAAATATAGTCATTGTCCCAGTTGTAGCAGCGATACTAGCCGGATCTTTTACATCTGTTAGATATGTTATTAATCTGACTGATACCATTGAAGCTAATAAACAAGTTTTGATAAATCTACAAAGAGATTTAGAAGTAGCTAAAGAAAAACTCACAGACACAGCAACAAGATTATCTGCAGCTGAAGCAACATGGGAGATGGCAGAAAATTTATACAGACAATTAGCTGATCAAGTAAGGGAGCACGCATATGATATTAAGGACCTTAATAGGTAGTTTATTAATAGCATTACTCGCTACTGCAGCTAGCGCACGTAACGAATATTTAAATGACGGCACAAATACGTGTGATCAAGGTAGTTGGGAAGCATATACAGAAGTTAGGCAACACGAATACAAAACAGGGTCTAGCGCCGAATCGCAAGACCAAGTAGTGGGTTGGAGATTTAGAAAGTCTATTGGTGACGTTTGTGATGAAGAATTTGTAAAAGACCAAAGAAAAAAACAAAAATTAAAAATACAATTAGAATTAGTAAAAGAATGCAAAAGAGTGCCACGAATTAGTCCACCTCCTGCAGAGTTTGCTGAATTAATTAATGCGTGTATGAAGTTAGGAGTTATGTCTGCATCTTCTTTTGGTGAAAGAGACTTTGATCCAAAAATAAGTTATTGGACTGTGTTAAAAGAGCAGTACATGAAAGAAAACCCTGATATAATAACACTAGACAATTATAAGGAGAAAAAATGATTGAGACTGTGGTAGCCCTTCTCATGTTTATTAATGGGGAAATTAAAGAACATAGAATACAAGATAATATGGCAACTTGTTTACGTGGTAAGAGAGTTGCTGAAAGAGATTACAACCCAAGTGTAAGTTATAAATGTATTAAATCAAAAGCAGAAACAGAAATATACATGGGTCAGAAAAGTATTAAAAAAATAATTTTAGAATAATGGAAAACTTAGTAGCAGAACCTTCTTTACCAATTAATACAATCGTAGCATTTTTAATGTTATGTATAGTAATTTATTATGGACTCAATGATAAATGAAATATATTCTCATAATGATTATTTGCTCACAGGTTCAGGGCACATGCTATCCTCCTGCCGTTTTACAAAAAGAATTTAATAATTCATATGAATGTTTACAAGAGGGTTATAAGGAATCTCAAAAAATTTTAGAAACATTAGGACCTGATATGGTGATTGAAAAAAAAATTATTGTTAAGTTTACTTGTAAAGAAGGAAAGTCTAATTCAATATGAAAAAAAATTTACTTGTCCACAAACATTTAATAATTCGTGCCGAAGCTAGTAGACCACCCACAGATGAAGAGTATTTAAGAAATTGGATGATAAATTTTATAGAGTCTATAAATATGAAAATATTTATGGGTCCATATGTAAAGTATTGTGCCATGGAGGGCAACAGAGGTATTACAGCTGTGGCAATTATAGAAACTTCACATATAGCAATGCATATATGGGATGAACCAAAACCAGCTCTGATGCAATTTGACGTATATTCTTGTGGAGAATTTAATGAAAAAAAGATATGTAATACAATAATGAAAGATTTTGACATTAGAAAAATAGAATATAAATATTTAAATCGGGAAACTGGATTAAATGTCTTATCTTAATGCTAATATACCACCAATATATTGCAAGGTAAGAAAGGAGTATCTTTATGACATGGATGAAAAATATAATAAAGAAAGTATCGATTGCGTGGCTTTTGCAATCACTTCAATTCCGGGTCGTGCAATCTTATTTAATATCATGTTACCAAACGGTGCGTGCTATTGGAGGTTGCCTATCTCAGCGTTTTTCCAAAAACGTTTTTCTAGAGCCCAAGTGCCAGATATGCAAGTTTACGAATTGGAATTGTGGAACAGTTTCAGTTATTATCCTAGTGTTAGCACTTTTGATTGGTTGTTAGGAGAAAATGCAAAATATTTGGGAATCGATAAAACATTATATACAGGAAATTATTTATTTACTATTGATTGGGCTCATCCTGAACCCAATATCTTGGACACTGAGCATTCTGAAATACCTGATGAACATAAGTGTGCGCATGTATTGGCTCTTTCTAACGGTAATTATGCAGCTCAGCCTAATAATCGTATTTTGTGGAACGTTTCTAGTTATACTACTGAGTCCGGTATACCTGACTATAAAGTACAAGCTACAGAGTGGAATGCAGAAAATAAAGG